TTCTTGTATGTCCGTTTCATTATCAATTTCATATGCGGTATCAATAGATTTTGTTTGATTATTATCGGTGCTAGCAATGTATGGTTGTTTAACAGAAAAGCTTACATTAACGCTTTTTCCAACCCTAGGCTTATTTTAGAACGTGCCTAGACTAAATAGCCTGCGTTCAAGCGTGAAGCGCTTACCTTGAAGATCTACCAGTCATGTTTCGGGATATCATGACCTAGCATGCAAGGATTTCACTTTGCGTCGATATCAGAAGAGTTAGTCAAAAAGTCCAGAATTGTAAAAGGCATCCATCTCAAAATAAGTTGGAAGTCTTTGACGGATTCCTTTCTTTACAAGAGCAGTATGAAGAAGATTTCTAGCGTCGTTAAACTGTAATTCACCATGGAAATAAAATTCCCGTATGGCTGCCAAACAGTTCTCAAACGTAGCTTCCTTCCGCATACCTTTCACATTCTTTATCCAGTTGGGCATCTCCTTACACACAATGATGTCAAGAGGGGCTTGGTAAATACCATTCTCGCTGAGTTTGAATTGTCTTTTCAGATAAGCAATCTCATTGAGCGAACGATACTTAACAAGTTCCCCAGTCTTGGCTTCATCAGTATAAGTCATTCCAATAGTAGCAAGAGCGTCAGAAATTGTTACCTGGTTGTACCAATCTATGACACTGTCGCTAATATTAAGAACATTGTCGTCACCATAAGTTTGCATACTTACTGTATCTAAAAAGTCACAGTAAAGAGGCAAACCTGCCTTTTCTTTACACAACATATATGCATAACGCATTATAATTTGGTTGAAGAGAGAATTGAATATAACTGTTCCCGGGTTCCCAGAGGGTTGGGAGTGGTCACATTGAATCAGTTCTTCACCAACCAAAATACGTGCGTGACATATATCTTGGAAAAGGACTTGTCGAATTTGAGCATTTTCCGGTCCGTCATCATACCATTCATTAATTAAATCAAGAATTTCCCACATTACTTCAGCGAGAAGAGAACCGTCATAATTGGAGAAATCTCCAGCTATGACTTTCTCTCCCTGCTGCTGTAATTTGAGTGCTGTCTGGTGCCAATCCATACTATATACGTTTGTACCTACTCCGATTTCATTGTCAATTTTGTTGCGAGCAACATGAACCATGAAACCAAGGAAGTATTGTCTAAATGCAATAGTAAAGTGTTGGGGGCCAGCTGTGAAAACTCTTGTCTTAATTTCATCAACTTTAGCTTTCATACGTCTTTCATCCTTTAAAGTAGCATTCCATACAACATCACCTCTTTGATTATTACGTGCCTGTTCAATCAACTTCTCAACATCGGCTCTAAGTTCTATAGCCAATTCAGAATCAAAAGTATAATCATCGTACCCTAAGGCTGGTCTTTTACCAGGCCCTACGGCACCAAGATTATACGGATATCCTGCTGAGGTTGTCCGGTTGAGGGGGGCATACAATGGATCATGAGGTAATCCTGTAATTGCTTCTTCAAAAGATAAAACACGTTTGTCACTATCGCCTCCGACATGAATGTGCTTTACATCATCAACAACAATTTTAAGAATATCGGGTCTTAGCGGTTCTGAGACAGTCATAATTTTCTTAATACCTTTAATGAGAGGGTCAACAAATTCATCATTTACTTTAACGGGTCTTAAATGAGCGGGTTTCATTACTGGTTCCTGAAGGGTTCCAGCAACTAAGGAAGGTTCTATCTGGGTTTTACTAGGGGTATGGGTCTTCGGTAACATTCCAAGGGCTAAACAATTTCCTGCAAGGGCTAATGTATTCTGGGGAAGGGAATTTTGCAGCTTGATTTCATTTAACTTTGCTTGAGCACTAAAGGGAATTCTAGCATCTGTAGTTTGGCGGGGTAACGCATCTATTCCATTCAAATTTCTTTCCAGAAATTCTCGTGAAAGTGGAATTGCTATCCCTATTCCGTTATGTCCAGCAAGATGATATCCGATCACTTTACCAGAAATTGCGGGATTCTTAGCATAAACTAAGCATCCGCAGTCTCCAGCTTTAGTATCGACATCATACTTGATGGCAGAATTAATTCTACAGGTGCCATAATTGCTTTGGTACTCAAGGGCTCTAGACATAGCTTCGATCTTGTCTGTGTGATGTGCGAAAATTGAGGGTGTATTCCCTAATTTTCGAATACCACTGACAACAGCGGAGCCTTCAGGAGCTAAAGGTAATTGATTACTAACTGCAAACTTCGGGAGAATGTTAGGTCGAGAGGGGGTTGTATTAGGCAGTGTCAAAATCGCTAAGTCCACGCGTTTACCTGAAAGATCTGTACACTGCTTCACTTTACAAGAACTCAAACTGAATTCCTGGGGTGAAGCAATGTTCAAAGCTTTCAAATAAAACTTTCCATTCTTACTCTTAATTTGTTCAACAAAATGATTCGGGGCCAACAATTGAGTTCCACGCAAAAATACACCATTCACTCTTCCTCCAGTAGAATCAGTTATCAAGACTAAATTTTTGAGAGTTGTACTCTCCCACTGTTCAAGTTGCACAAGGTCAGAAGCCTGTGCCTTAACAATATTGCCGTGTATATCAACAACATTGCAAGGCAACGCTTCAGCTCGCAACTTGAATGGGTTAGTCCTGGTAGCTGCTTCTCTAGATTCAGAAAATAGTTTATGTTTGGGAACTCTAACTGTCGACTCCTTGCTTTCCGAAAAATATTGGCTTAATTCTTCAAATCTGTCAAAGGACTTCTCTACGACTTCCAAAGATGACTTTTCAATTGCTTCTTTTAACCAAGAAACATACACAGGTTTAGAAAGGTCATCTTTCTCAATCAAGAAAAGAAGTACTTCAATAGCATAAAGATATGAGCCAACATATTTCGTAGTAACAAGGGAATCACAAAATTTACATTCACAAGTAGTAACACGTAACTGATCCAAGCTAGGAGCATCAGCAAAACCACAAGAAACATTAGAAAACAATTTCTGTCCGATTTTAAAGACTGTTCCACCTACAAGAAGGGCACCACATAAAGTAATTAAGTGGTACCAATTCTTGGAAGTGAAAAAGTCGTAAAACCATCCAGCTAACGATTTGGGTAAAGATTTTATTGCATTTAATTTATTCTGAACAAAGGTAACAAAACTAGTAACGAGTTTACTATTCATTGCTTTATCATATACTTCTTTTGCACTATCTGTTGCAGTTTCAGTCACTTTCTTAACGGTAGTTAAGAAATAGTCTGAAGCTGAATCAAGTGCATCTTTAGCATCTTCAAAAGTGTCTGAAATAGTTTCCTTCATTGACTTAGTTTCCTTTCCTTTCTGTTCGAAGAAATCATCAACAAAATCCTTAAGCTTTTCGTCTTCAATTGCTTTCTTATTAGAACTATCAAAAGCACTAAAGAAAAATTGGGCTGGTGATTCATAAAGGGATGTTTGGCTACATCCTTCTTCAGTAATCAACATCTGAGGTTTCAGACATTGCTCCAATTTTTCACAAAATGCTTCTGATGTTTCCTTTGGTTCTCCTTTCATTCCTAACTGGGTCAAAATAGAATCACTCAAATCACTAGACTTCTTGAGACAAGCTTCGGAAGTTTTCCAGAAAAATTCCATGAATTTTGGCAAAATCATGTCTTTTTCTATAATATTTCCTGTACTTATATCATATCTATCTATCAAGTAAACCTCTTGTTGGAAAGCTGGGCAATCGGCTTTGGCAATCTTATCCTGATCAATTACAGTATAAGAACCATCGGGACTGTTCTTTCCCCACATGGGGTTTACTCGGACCTCAATTGCAATATCCCATCGCCTTAGAAAGGCTTCAGGACATGCAATTGATTCCAATTTGGGTGTTCTTTGATTACATGTTGCTAACACATAAGGGGAAGTGAAATAACAATTTTTCTTATCTGCTACATTTGACATATGAAGATGATAGGGGGCATCATTTTTAATCCTAATAAACTCTAAAACTTCTGCATTGGGCTTGGTAGAACTATCTTTTGCTTGAAGCATATCATCATACTCGACAATTGGTTGACCATCCATATATCCATCCCAGAACTCGTTAATAACATCACGAGTGTGGCACATAGTATGGACGTTCCATGTTTTGTCGTCTTTATACTTACGCATATAAATAGCATGTTTAATATACTTCATCAAATTAGATTTTCCTACGTTAGATTTACCATAGACAAAAAGAGTTGTAGGCGCAGTACGATTTTTATGTGAATAGGCAGCAGAATTGCGTGCACTAAAGAACGTATCTTTCAGCTGAAGTTGGATTCCAGTAATGTGTCCAACTAAAGCTGAATCTTGAGCTCTTAGTGCAGCAAATCGTATTGCTGTCAAATCATCATCTAAATCTATAATGTGCTTACAAATCTTTTCACATCTATCAATAAATCGGGTTATTTGGGGTTCATTTTTTAAAAGGGATACTCTAGCTAGGGCTGATTTTAACAAGGGATATTTTTCTTCTAATTTAATTTC